GCTTGAACGCTGTTAGCACCTCGCCACTGAAAACCTTGAGGAATAAAGCGTTGTCCTTTGCCCAAGTGCCGCTATCACCATTGATAACGCCACCCCTGGACAGGGTGATTGGATCCATTGCCATGATCGTTGCCTAAATAGATGTGTGATTGATCGACAATGAGCTGGTTTGGCTCACCATCATCACTACCTAGGTGTCTCCGTAGAGGGCCAGGGAGCAGATGCTTATGGCGTCGTATCTGCTCCCTTTATAAGTCATTGTTACCGACCTTGAAACACCCCCGTACTTGCAGCCATGCGTTTCTCTACTTCTTTGATGTAAGTGGGATCCATCCTTGGGCCGTTTTGATACCGAGGATCATTCATTGCAGCAACAACTTGAGCTTCAGATTCAAACGGCATTGCGCCTGATTGAGCTGCAGCTGTACCACGTGCAAGTCTTGGTTCATAACCAGTTGCCATCATGTGATCATATTGAAGACCCTTCAACTGATTGATGATCTGTGACTGGTCACCTGCTTCCAAGGCTTTGTTGAACGATGTCAACCTTGCCTCAGGAAGATTGGTACTAGCCCAGCCTGCAACAGCCTTGTAGCGGTCCTCGCCACCAACCTGCTTAAACATGGACTCACGGATTTCTGCCGCTTGTTCAGGCGTTACCTGAGTACCAGGCTGCTCTTGTCGGTACTGCTGTTGCTGCTCGGGTGGAGCAAATTGCTGAGGCTCAGAAGGTGCTGCTTCCTGCCCTCCCTTCAACCTGCTGTACTCAGATTGCAGAGACTTGAAAGCCTCAACTACTTCATCAGTTGAGTTGTACTTCCCCATGATCAGGCCTTCGCCTTGAGGCATTGCCTCATCGATCAGTTCAGTACGTGCTGCTTCAACCTTTGCTGCCTCTTCTGCAGCACCATCAGCTTCAAAGGAACCGTCGCCTGTTTGGATCTGAGAGTCGGTCATTAGTTGTAGCTTCCTTTCTCTTTTTTGAAGTTGTCTCTGATGATCATGCGACCGCCATCAGGTAAGTCTCTATAGCGAGTACCCGGTGGCAGTGCATCATCAGGCTGCGACTGTGGGTTGACCTTGCTCGGGTCCGATGTCGACGTTCGCCGTGACCTGGGGAGGGGCTGTTGCTCCATTTTGGATAGCTCCTTGAGCTAGCTGTTGTTCTAAGTTTACCTGCTGTGCTTGTGCTTGTTCAGCTTGCAGCTCTTGCTCAGACTTCACGAGTCCTGCAATGTCAATACCATCAGAAGCAGCGAATCGTCTGATCAATTCAGATGGGTTGATGAACGACAAGAACTGCTCTGGGCCTAACGCAACGCTGATTGTTTGCAGGAACTCAGTAAGTCGGGCCTTGTCATTGCCCCTTCCAATCGCTTCCAGTCCTGTTGTGATCTGCGGTGAGATCAATCCTTCAGGGATGGGTGGGATCTCGCCGTCCTGCTCCATTAGATAGAGCACACGTTGAATCAACGGCAGCTGTAGTTCAGTGGACAGCAAGGAGTACACCCCACCCAATCCTTGATCCAGTTGCTGTGACATCACGCGGATCTCTTCCGCTGTAACCCTCTCTGCATTTCGTTGAATTGCTTCGTTAGTTAGGAAGGCAAAGTTCAACCGACGCTCAATGACCTGCATCGTTTGCAATGCAGTAGAGAAGTCCGTGGATTTCTGAACCTGCAACGCTTCAACATCTGCTGCGTTACCAGCAACGATTGCCCCGTTCTCAGCCCTGGCCAACACGTCAGCTCTTGTCATCCCATTGGGGTTGACCAAGAACATTGCCTTAGCCGCAATCAAGCTGCCTTCAACGATTGCCTGACTCAGTGATTCAAGAGACTGAAGATCACCGATCACGTTCTCTACGAGCGAGCGACCGAAGCTCTCACCTGCGATGGCTTGCATGCGCAAACAAATCCAGGGGTTGCTAGCAAGTTTGCTGAATCCACTGGTCTTAGGAATCTTCTTGTCGTCATATTCCTGATGCCATTCAACCAAGTCCTCGTCAGCATTCACCTTGACGTAGGTGTACAAGTCATAGGGTTTACGAGACACGTCGTCCTCGTTGTTGACATCCTTGACTTCCGTGCCTGGTGGCAAGTGTTCTGCTGCCACCTGCTCCCGTACAACAATCTCACTGATGTTGCCCTCAGGGTCACGGTCAACGACATAGGAACGCAGGCTGTACATACGCACGCCCTCTGCCCCTACATAAAGCAGAGCGTTACCACCAACAATCAAATGTTTGATCGCTTCAAACATGGCTGACCTGGCCTTGAGAGCATCCAGCTTCAGAAGCATCTGCCTCTCCATAGAAGAGAGAGCGATGTCCAACTGAGACTGCAGTTCTTTAGGGTCGGCCTGGTTCTGCTCCACGTACTCCTCAAGTTTTGCCTTATCAATCGTCAAACGAAAGAAGGGCTGCGCTGGTGGATAGAGAGCAAGTAAAAGTTTTGCGGATAAGGAGCTGACTCCTTGTGCCCCAGCTCCTTGATATAAGGACTTCAGATTGTTGTAGTCCTCGCCGCTCCAACCCCAGTTCAGATCTGACTGAGGAATGAGAGCAGGGATGGTTAGAGCAGAGCAATCAATAGCCCGCTGCAAGTAAATGGAACGGTGGAGTTGGAGGTTGTTCCAACGAGAGCGAGCTGTGTTTTTCATTAGGCGAGTTGTAAACCTGACAGTGGATTGGCTTGAGTACCGAGGCCGCTAACAATTGCGAGTGACGAAAGGCCTGATGTCTTTCTTGTTTGTTGGCCCAACTCACGACGCTGTTCAGCTGCTGCTGACTTTTCAGCGTTGGGAACATCAGCTCGGGAAAGGTTTGAGAATTCAGCCTGTTGCTTCTGGAACATGGCTTGTTGCTCTGCCATCTGAGACCTGAACTGATCTTGCGATGAAGCGAACGATCGAGATTGTTGATCTAAACGTTGACCGAGCGATGAGATGGTGTTGTCTAGTTGAGCCTGAAGGCTCGCTTGTACCTCGCCATACAGACCAGGGCCACCAGGGACGTTGTCACCTCGAAGCTGACCAAGGTTGTTGTTCAGATAATTGAGGATCTCTTGATTACTGCTGCCACCTCTTAACGCCGCTTCGTAGTCAGCGTGTCCAAAGTATTCGCTGGATTGACCGAGGAGTGGATTGATAGCCATTGTTATGCGAGAGAAAGACCAGAGGTGGGTGAAGACTGGGTGCCCAATCCACTAAGGATTGAGAGATCTGAGAGGCGATTGTTTTCTTTTTCACGACTGGTATCTTCGCGCTGATCACCAATCTGTGCGCTAAAAGCATTCTCTTCTGCTTCAGGCACCCGTGACCGTTGCATGTTCTGCATCATGCTCATCTGTTGGTTGTAACTGTTTTGCGCAGCCTGCATCTGGCCTTGCATCATTGTTTGGAATTGACTCATTGAGTTCTGCTGTGTTGCAAGCAGATCCTCAAGGGCTCCATAACGCTCAGTGAATCCAGCTGTTAGTTCCGCAAGCCGTACGTTGAACTGATCGCTAAGAGTTTCCGTATTGTCGGCAATGTCTTGCGTTGCCTTGTTGGCGTACTCATCAGCTCTGGCATTAGCTGCTGCAACGTCATCACCTAGAGCACCGATGATGTCGTCAAACTCACCCGTGTCTCTAGGCCCGCCAGAGTCTCCGCCTTGTGAGCTGCCGCCACTGCCGCCGCCAGCCTCTCCACTTAACCAATCCCTCATTTGCCTAATGTCATTGAGGGAGTTGACTTGTTTTATCCCAAGAGCCTTTTGCGACCTAATCACTTCCATTTCGGAAAGGCTCCCTAACTCCTTTTGAAATTGAGAAGGCGATCTCTCCCCGTTTTTCGTTTTTCTGGTGTTTGACGTTGCCCAACCAGGAAGGTTCCCCATCCTTAAGTCGTCGAAATAGCTCAGGGTCTCTTTTGTTGGTGCGCCCATTAGATCTTTGCAATGTTGTCAGTTAGTTGCCCTGAGTCCTTGAAGGAATCGAATAACAGACCGTTGTCCTGAAGAATATCTGATCTGATCGACAGAGTCAGCTAGTTCTGGCGTTCGCTCAGGGAATAAGCGATCAAGTGCATCAAGCACCTCATCACTTACACCCTGTACAAGGACGCGCTTCAGTGTGTCGGGGGATTCCATAGTTTGACCTCGTGTGTTTTGAAGTTGTACTCACCTGATCGCAAGATGCGTGTCAGTCGAGCCTGTAATAAGGCAGTTTCCCCTGGCGTCGGGTCTTTCCCTTTTGTTCGATATGTGTGAACAACTCTTTCCCAACACTCCACAGGGTTCGAGAGGTCAAAGGTTTCAACAATTTTCTTGGCGCCTGTCGGGCCAACGCTTTTGCACCCTGGGATGCCGTCGACCGTGTCACCACTGAGTGCCTGTTCATACCTAAACCTGTCTGCTTCTTCATCAGTTACTCCCCAAGGTTCTTTACCAATCCAAATGTGATGACCAGCTATCTGGTTCAAGTCTTTGTCGCCTGATGCAATGATCACCTGCTGATCACTAAGCATTGTCGCGAAGATACCTATAAGGTCATCAGCTTCAATGCGGTGATACATGTAGCTCCCCTCTTCTTGGAGTAGCTCATTCTTCAAAGCCTTAAAGCCGATTGGCTTTGGGCCTTTCCGATTCATCTTGTAGGTGGGTGCCAGTTCACGTCGGAAAGCAGAGCGTTCAGTGAAGCAATGGATTACATCACTCCGTTGAAGGTCGTGTTCTTGTAGCCAGCCATCAATCGTGTCCCAGTAATAGCGTCGAGCGTCAGGTAGCTCGCTATGCCT